TTAGCGCGCCTCCAGGTCCGCCAGCTGCGCGTTGGCAGCGGCAAGGTTTTCTTCGCTCTCGGTGAGCTGCGTATCCTTCTGGGCGACGGCAGCGTTCAGGCTCTCGATCTGCGCCTGATAGGGCGTGACATCTCCCCAATGCTGCTTATCCGTTTTGAGGATAACGGTAAAGTAGCCCTGCTTTGTGTACTCGATCTCTTTCACGGAAAAGGTATAGCCTTCCGGCAACGGGCAGGCAGGATAGTTCGTGCGGACCTGCTCGACCTTGACATTCTGCCAGTCGATGGCCTCGACCGCCTCCAGCGTATTTTCTTCGTAGCAGCGCTCGAAGATCACGCGGTACTCTCCGGCCAGTGCATGGACAACACCGACACGGTGACCGTTGATTTTGTAATTTACTCCGTAAAATCCGCTCATACTTTTCTCCTTACATAAACTATTTTTTCAGATTTTCAAGGGCGTTCCAGTTTATAGCCTTATCCTCCACTTCGCCCCATGTCAGCGCCTTCCCCTCGACGAGTGCCCATGTTGCTCCACCGCGGAAAAACATTTTGACCGGACCAACCGGAGAGAAGTCTCCCTGCACGGTATTGCCGACTTGAAGCATGATCGTTGAATCAAGGTCTGCCGTTGCGGTAAAATGTAGGTCATTTAATGCTTCCTGAATTTTAGCCGGTGTCATAAACTCATCTGATGTATAGGCTACAACCAGAGAGCTCGTATCCATGCTCTCTGAAATCCATCCCGCGCCTTGAAAGGACAGACTGCCGAGATCCACACCGGTGACCGTTATTTTGATTTTGTCAATTCGGATGGCGGACTCGATGCTAAAACCGTCTCCGGCTCTGCCTGCTTCAGTTAGCTCCAGATAGCCATAGCTGCCAATAGCGTCTTGGCGAATCGTTCCGCTGAAATAAGGAAACAACAGGATCAGGTATTGCAGATTCGCTTCGATGGCATTGGCATCTGTGAAACTCATCTGCTTTAGGTCACCAGGCAGCAGTTCCAGTGAATACGCATCATCTTTCATACCGTGCCACCCCCATTCGGAATAGGCAGGTTTTCCAAATTCGCCCACGTCATCTGTGCATCCTCTACATCTTGCCAAGTATAGGCATACGCCTCAAACGCCTCCCAGTTGATGATCGCGGACCAATGGATCGTACCGGAGCCAATCTGCGCTGTGGCCCCACTCCGCATAACCGCAGAGACGGACACGGAAACATCGGCGTAATCTGTGGCAGAGCAGAGGAACACCAGTGCATCCAAGGCGTCCTGCAGATCCTGATAGGCCCCCTGCGGCACCGTATACCGCGCCGTAATCTCGGTGTCTGACGGTACCACCGTCCAGCCGGTGCCGGTGACTGTGATGCTGCTCAGCTGATCGCTCTGAGCGGTGACGATGATCTCACGTATACCGTGGGCCGCCGTCAGGGTCGTATAGTCACCCGTGCGAACGCTGGCCGCCAACTCCACATATCCAAACCGCGTCCCTGCCCAGACCTCCACAACCTCCCCGGAAGCGCTCTCTACGCCCTTCCAGAATGCCAACAGGTTCTTGACGATCAAGGTCAACTGCTCGTCTGTGGGGATGTCGTCCATTCGCCAGGTGGTATCTGTGGTTCCGTCCTTGTGGGTGATGTTGACAGGCGTATAGGTGACCTGGCGGCCGTACTGATCATACAGGTCCTTCAGGTAAACCATCGCCTCTGTAATGCGATTGCGGTCAGCGGCGTTGAAGGCCCCGCGCATACCCGCCAGCCATTCCGCCTTTTCGTCTGCGGACATGGCATCAAAGCCTTTATCCCGCAGAGCCCTCCACCGGGCCACATCCGCGGCCGACCGGTTGGTGATCAGAGATTCTAAAATAGACATATCTCAAACTCCTTTCACCCCAGCGGTATACACGACCGTATTTGACAGCTTGATCTCCATCTTTTCCAGATTACCGACCGTTCGCCCACCGCAGTTATCCGGCAGGGATATCCGATCACCCAGATGCTCACCCGCGAAGACGACCTTCGCTTTGCCGGTATTCCGCCGCAGGTGGTAATCATAGAGCCGCTGCGCCACCGTCTGGGCCACGGCCGGAGAGACGAGGGTCGCGTCTGTGATCTTCACAACCTTCTGCTTGTCCGTGGCGGTCACATCGGGGTTCTTCACAGAGTACACGGCCTTGGTGTCGGCGTATTTGACCCCATTCACCTCGACGCTGCCATTCTCCGCCACTGCGAAGGTGTGGGCTGTGACCTGCACCTCTGTCACAATGGCCGACGTACTGACTGAGGCGCCGAGGAAGGTACGCTCCAGCGGTACCGTTACTTCTTCCGTCCCGGGCGAAAACACCCGTAGCTCTGCCCGGCCGTCCGTGGATACGCAATAGCCCCAAACGAATAGGAGCTGCTGGATCGCCGCACGGCGGGAGCCGGCCTTCAGGATACCGGTCACGTTCATATCCGTAACGCCGGCGTCAAATTCCACCTCAAAGGGCGCAGCCAGCTCCGCAATCAGCGCCTTCGCGCTTTTGCCGCTGTATACGCCGCCGGCAAAAGACATATCGTTCAGCACGCCGATGGCGTCACAGCACTCGATCGGGTATACCCGGCTGGAGGTACGCTTATAGGAATCGATGTAGTACACGCCGACCAGTGTGTCATTATTTCTGACCTCGACCGGCTGCTTCAGCTGGAACATGTACTCAATGTCGTCCCTGCTATCCAGCGTCCAGCTCAGCTTAGAGCCGGGTAGCTTGGTGCTGCTCAGATCGATCTCATTGACCGCCGATGCCTTCCGCAGCTCCGACATACCGAAGGATCGGTGAACGCCGAAGATCACATGATCGATCTTGGCGTAGCGGTAAGGCAGGTTTGTCTTTTTGAAGGTTAGGAGGAGCTTGTTATAGCTCTCCACCCGCTTTTGGCAAAAATACTCCACCGCGTTAGGCGTGAAGTCCTGATCTGCCTTTAGGGTACTCCCTTGATACCACTTGATGTTGAGTTCCGAGCAGTATCCTCCGGTCGCGGTATCAAAGCGAAAAGAAATGCCGACAGAGGAATACTGCTTGCTGAAGGTAATGGTGATCTGAGGCTCAGAGCCGACGGCGAAGCTGCCGTCAGCGCCGCTCATGGCCTCCGACCAGAATGCTGGGGAGATCTCCGACGCCAGGACAAAGGCCCCGTCCATCCCCCACTGATTCAGTTCCCCCGTGGCAGCCGGCTCCTCCACGGTGCCGCCGGGCAGTTGAGCAAGTGCAGATCTGTCCTGCGCTGTTGGTGCGGTCACCGTGGCATCCAGAGCGGCGCCGGGCGCAATATCCTTATACAGCAGCGTGGTCTTGCTCATTTGGGAACCACCTGCGCTTCCATCGGAATGAAATTGATCTCAATTTCTCCCCAGTAATTGACCCCGTTGGAGACAGATTCGATGTCCTGTGTGCCGGAAGTGTAATACGCCTCGTAGGAGATGGTGGTCTGGCCGTCCGCCGCCTCCAGCATAACGCTGTCATCTACGGAGTGCTCCACCAGATAAGCCCAAAACTCGTCCAATCCGGCATAGTTGCTGCCCCTCCGGAAGACTTTGATCTTGTGGCCGACGTAGGTGCCGATAATATCCCGGATCATGCGGCCGGTCATAACGCGGCCGGCATTATCACCGTCCAGCACGTTGAAATTCCGGCTATAAGCAGAAATTGCGACGTCTGCGTCAAACTCCCTGCCGTTCAGTTTGATATAGCTCATATCAGTAATCCTCCAGACTGACGCCGACACGGTTCGACTCGGACTTGTTCAGCCGATATACGACCTTGCCCAGAACGTCCTCGTCAATGACAAGGTAAGCCGTACTCTGGCCGCTGTACCCGCCTTCAGAGAGTGCCTGTCGGAAGGCCTGAACCATGGTATCCAGGGGCGTTTCAATGTTCGTGCCCTGTTTCTGATCACCCAGCACCGCCAAGAACTCCCTATTGGGAGGAATAACGGCCCCGGTAGCCAGACGAGGAAGTTCAACGTAAGACATCTCCTGAATGACTGGGGGAAATCCTGTTAGCGCACGCATCGGCTCAAAGGCATCATTAAACGCACGCACCATTGCATTGATGAGATCAATAACAAGGTTGATAGCGTTTTCAACAATGGTCACGATCAGATTCCAAACGCCCTTCAGGATAAATGCGATACCGTCCCAAGCGCGCTTCCAATTTCCGGCAAAGACACCTGAAATGAAGGTCACAACACCTGTGAGGATCTGCTGAATACTGTTGACCATATTATTGAGCGTCACTTTCAGCGTCTCGATCCAACTGTTTAGGAATGTCTTGATCCACTCGATCAGTCCCGACAGCCGACCGTTTGTTTGCTCGTCCAACCAGTTGAAAAGTGCATTTATAGCCGTCTGCAAGGCCGTCAGAACAGCTTCAATAATAGTTTGAAGCCCCTGCACCATGAGTTGAATGCCTTGCACTGTAAGAGCCAAATCTCCGGTAAAAACGCCTTTAAAGAAGTCGAGAAAGCCCTGTAGCAGGGATTTCATGCCGTCCAGCATAGCCTGCCCCTGCCCGAAGGCATTCGTGAACACCAGCAGCAGGCCGGCAATAGCGGCGACCAGCAGGGGTATCCACGAGCCGGTCAGAACAGCGATCCCAAGGCCGGATATCAGCAGGCCGGCCACGGTAGACAGCATATTTTCAAAGCTCCAGCCATTCTCCAGCGCGTCATGCAGCCCGGTGGCGAACATGACCAGACCGCTGACGACCATCCCGATCCCGGCGCCCAGCTTCCCGAAAGCGATCCAGAGGCCGAGTGTTAGCTCTGCGGCGCCCTTCAGCATCTCGAGAAAGTTATCCATGCTGACCCCGTTTTGCCATGCGTCCCACGCGCCCTTCGCCAGATCAATGCCACCGCGAATGGCCACCAGCAGGCCAACGAATTTTGTCAGCCCGTCCATAAAGCCTTTGGAGAGATTCCACGCCAGCAGCGCCGCGCCGATCAGGTTTACCCAGTTCAGGATCTTTTCAAAGTCCGACGCCATACTGGAGGTGTCAAAAGAGAAATCCGGCTTGGCTGCGGAGCCTCCCCCGCCGCCCGAAGCACTGTTCGACAGCTTATTGATCTCATCGAAGCTGGCCAACGATTTCGACGCTTTCTTTGCGGCGCTGCCTGTGGCCTCGATAGCCTCCGCCTCGTCATACATATTTTTTGCTGCGTCCTTCGCCTGCCCGATGGTCTTTCCAAACAGGAGGGACACCATGCCGGCGATCGCGCTCACGATACGGGTGAGGATGTTGACCAGTGCTGTGAAAGCCGGGATCAGCACCGACAAAATAGGCTGCGCCAATGTCAGCAGCGCCCCCTTCAGACGGGCAACCGCAGCCGAGGCCTCACTGTTGGACTGCACTACCTTGCCCATCCAGTCCTTCATGGACCGCAGCGCTGCTGTGATCATCGTAAAAATAAATACTCGCTTGACAAGGCCCTTGACCCGGTCGGAGAATTTCTTGATCCGCTGGTCTGCCTGCTCCACCGCGCGCGCAACAGCGTCGGCGGCAGTGGCCGGCTTGTAAAGCTCCTTAGCTACCTTTCCCGCATGGTCCTTAGCTGTTGCCAGGTCACCATTGATGCGCTTCGCTGCTGTATCAACATCGTCCAGACGGTCGGCAGCCTGATCAAACTTTGCTTGAAGGCCATCCACAGTTTTCTGCTGAGCCGCAAGCTCTCGCGTGATACTTGCCTGCCGGGCGGCAGCTTCTGTATAAGCTGCAATACTGGCTGGGTCGTTGGAATTTGCGTTAGACATGGCCCCCGCTATGCGCTGCGCTTCGTCCTGCAGGGAAACCAATTTGGCCTTTGCCTTATCCAACTGAGCGCCCAACTCGCTGACACGCCGGGAGATCGGTAAGCGTTTATCGCTGTTTTTCTGGAGCTGTTTCTCCAAACGCTCAATCTTCTTTGTTGTGCTGGAAAGATCCTTTTCAAGATTTTCGTTATCCAGCTTAGTGCTGTATGTAATATACCCATCTGCTCCGGGCATTGCGTCACCTCATTTCTTTCCCAGCCATGCGTTTACGACTGCATCCTCAGCCTCTGTAAAACTGGTTTTCAGATCTACCAGTTCTCTGTTGTCTCGGTACCACTCCTGATCTGTCTTATCCAAAGGTTTTCCTTTCGCTTTCAGATTGCGAATCCGAACGATCTGTGCAAAGAGGCAGTCTCCGATTTCATAGTAAGCAGAGATGAATGTCCACCAATGCAGGTACTCCATTTCCCGGATCTCTTTTCCCAGAACACGGTTAATGGGCGCCGCAATATAGCGAAAATCCTGACTCCAATCCATCAGCTTTGGTGCCGGCCGTTGACGCCGCTCATTCTCCCCGCAGTTGATGAACCAGATGCATTGCTTTGCAGCTTCCTGCCAGTCCTTCGTCGGCATATCAGCAAATTCCGGGTAGAAGATGTATAGCATCACATCGGCTTTTTCTTCATTACTCAGCTCTGGATCTGTCAGGGCCTCGCAGATGTCCAAAATGGCGCGATAATCAGAACGGATGGAATACTCCCTGCCGCCCACAAATACTGTTTTCGGCAAAGTGTATTCCATCCGATTCTCCTCTCAGCGATGATATTTCTTCAGGTACTTCTCCACGCGCGGCTTGGATGTCTTGATCTGCTTGCTCATTTCCTCCGGCACCGTATCAATGACAGCCAGCAGGAAGTTTGTCCACAGAGGAAGGCCGTCCGCCATAGCGTAGGAACTGATGCCCTGAAAAACTGAAGCAGCAGAACCTTCGCCAAACAAAGCGTCAATTCCCTCACGCACTTCCGAGTCGCGCTGTTTTGCGTATTCGAAAAATGCAGTATTATTTTCAAACTTTTTGTCCTTATCAGCCTCATACCGCTCAGAGCAGCCCACAAACAGATCATACAGGGTGGAAACAAAGTTCACGTCTGTTGGATTGTAGCTGATCTGCGCAGCACCATCATTGACATCGAAGGTTTTGATGCCGGTAGAGAAATTCAAAGCATTCACAGTCATCTCCTCCTACTCTCAGGCCGCTTTGGTGAAGGTAACCGAACCGTCAGCAATAGCCGCCGTGCCGGTGGTGCGGGTACCGCCATAGGTCACATCGATAGGCATACCCACATTAGAGCTGCCGCCCAGAGAGGCGGGCTTGACCATGCAGGATTCATACCGCTCCGCGAATACCGCGGTATCCGCCGTACCGGCGTAAGCATGGACCACCAACAGGTCGTTGTTGGCCATAGCCGCCACATTCTGTTCCTTGATAGACTGGTTCCAGATCTTCACCTGGGCCGCGTCACCGGAGTCCAGCTCACAAGGCTCAAAGCTCTGCGTGATCACAGGCTTCTTCATGTTGGTGTAGATCTCACCGAAGATATCAGTCTTGCTCTCTTCGCTGTAATCATACTCCATGGAGCTCTCCTCCACGCGCTTACCGACGGGGCTCCAGACCGGAGCGCTATTGGTCCCGGTATTCAGATACAGGATCAGGAGCTTCCGATCCACGACCTGTCCAGCCGGTGTGTTAAACGTCATATCAGCCATTTGTTTTCCCCCTTAAACTTTTTGATGAACCGCACAGATAGCTGCACTACATAGACGCCGGTTCCTTCCTCATCAGTCTGTAGCAGCGTACCATTCTGTGCGGTGATCCGCTCTTCACGGGGATCATCCCCGAATACCGGCGCGGCTCCGGTTACTGACTGCTCCTGAACCCACTCTTGCAGGTCTACGATCCAATCAGCGTTTTTTGCGGCCCCTTCATCGTCATTGGGAGCCTTTTCAAACACATAGTACAGGCCAAAGTTGTACTGGTTGGTGATTGTGGTATTGCCAACAATATCCCGTTTCCGGCTTACTTCCACCAGTCCGTCCGGCAGGATACCTCCGGTATTGGGGATCTTGTCGGTATAGTCCACCTGGAAGCCCGAGAGTACATTGTACTGTGGAAAATCTGCCAACCAGCCGCGGACTGTTTCCAAAGCATTCATACGGGATCAGGCCTCCCCCGAACGTAGTTCTTCAGATCCGTCAGCATGGCATCGCCTTCCTTTTCCTGAAGGCGCCGTCCCCAGAACGGCCCTGCATCCGGATTCTTTGCCGCGGTATACTTCAACGGCCGCTCGGTCGCTTTCAGCTGCGTGCCGCGCCGCCATCGTGGCCCGATACCCGGAATCAGCATTGGACCATTCCCTGTCACAGCATTAACCATGACTTTTCCCTCATGCAGATACCTGGCATAGGGCACAAAGCTATTGATCTCCGGGCGACTGATGGGAGACTGCGCTTGTGTCAGCTTGATGGTCGCTCCAGTCCGGTATGGCATATACCGCACAATGCGACGCAGCACATTGGCGGTATGGAACCGCTGCACATCACCGTTCATGTCCAGGCCTTTCCGACGCAGGATCTCCGCCACCGGGTGGCTGTTCACCTTGACGCTGCCAATAATCGACATATTACCCACCTGCTTCCGTATGAACTACACAGCCGTTCCAATACTTCGGATCAACGTACTTGATAACGACAAGTCCAGGAACCTTAACCGGGATCAGCGCGGACCAATCGGCCCGCGTGCTGACTTTCGGGCCTTCGCCCAAAAGAACCTTGTCTCCAACTTCTACCGGAACCGTCGAGCCGGGAATGACCAACAGGAAGCTGCTTACCTCACTACTGCCGGTCTTATCCACATTCTGCGTCTTCTTGAAGTCAAGAAAGGCGTTGGCAAATACTCTCCGAGTGTAGGCATCCGGTCCGCTCTGGTGGTACACGGTGACCGTCTGATTGCAGAGCTCGTAATTGACTGGGCATTTTTTGTTTCTAAGAGCAAGCATCAGCTCACCCCCCGATAAATGTCCAAATAGAGACTTGCTGCTCGATACAGCGCTTTGGCCTGCCCTTTCTCAGAGACATCCACCGCAGTAGCCGCCGCGCTGCCATAGGTCGTTGACACAGATCCGATGGACGCGGCCTGCACAGCCCCGGCAGTTCCGTTTACGACCAAATCGACGTTGTGTAGCGCCTCAGACATAGCACAGATAGCCATGCTCTCCGCATTTTTCTCTGGGCAGGTCACGGTATAGATTCGCTTATAGTGCCGGAGCTGGTCCGCAGCTCGCGCTTCCAGCTCCGGCCACTCTTCAGCGGAGATGGCACCGCCGAGGTAAGTTTCTGTGTAAAACGTATAATCAACCATGACGGTGCCTCCTTATCAGGTCGTTTCTGCCGGAGCAACCGTGATCTCAACCTCAGAGCCATTCAACAGCGTAGCGGTTCCACCCGTCACCTTTCCAGCTGCATCGGTTGTGAGCGCGATTCCCACAACGGACTTGCTGCCCTTGTCCACTTCCTTCAGAACGCGATTGAAGTTCTCCGTCACGTTCGGATCGGTCAGATGCAGCAGACGGTTGTCAGTCTTCGGCATCGTTGCCCTCCTTCGCATCATTCAAACCTTCTGTAAGATCAGGATGCTTGTCTTGGAGATGCTTTGTAAGAGCCGCTTCGCTCTTGTAGTTCTTACCGCAATGCGGGCAGATGTAGGCCGGTTCCTCCGGCGGCAAAATCAAGCCGACAGTACGCATATAGCACCTCCTCAGCCCTTGGCCTTGTGGTGCAGGTAGATGCCGGCCACCTTGTTATCGTAAACATCGGCAATACCGACATTACGATAACCGAACTTGTAGGCGTCGGCATTCTGGTTCTGATCCGGCGTGATGATCTTGGGCGCCACATGCTTCTCGAACTGAATGACCGCGGACTTCTCGATGATCATGAAGTTGATATCGCAGCCGCTGGTGGAGTCCTTCACATAGCCGCCGGCTTCTTCGCCGGACGTAGAGCCGTCATACTGACTGATAGCCGTATAGAAGCGACTCTGAGGTACTTTGCGGATACCGGCAAAGTTCTGCAGGACTTCCTTGGACTTGGTGGTCTCCATGTCCTGGATCAGGCCCAGCAGAGTGGGCGTGATGAACAGATAGCGATTGTTGGGATCCACTTCGTCCTCATCCATCTTGCTGTTGCCGACGCGGATGGCAGCGATGGCCGCCTCGCCGGTCGTCAGTGAAGCGCCAGCAGAGATCTTGGAGATACCCGTGGTGCCGGCATAGGACGCAAAGCGGAAAGCATCCAGCTCCGGAACCACCTTTGTGCGCAGGAACTCGCCAGCCAGCTGGCCGAAAGCGATGCCGGCGGTCTCCAGGTTATCCATAGAGTCCACCTGAAACATTCTGCCGCGGTCGAAGTTGCACTTGACCGTCTCGTTGGTCAGGGTCACATCGCCGTTCACGTAACCGCCATTGCGGCTGTAATCGGCGAGGCCCTGCATGGCGATCTTGGGAATGATCATCTCGTTGTAGCTTGCACCCTGACGCACCAGTTCGGGGTTGCCGTCCAGCACAGAAGTCAGGGAAGCGTTCTTGTAGATCTTATCCAGGATGGGGATAAAGATCTTAGCCAGAGTAATAGCGTTTGCCATTATAAAATGCTCCTCTCAATTTTTAATTGATCCTCATTCCTTTTCGGGATCGGGCCCGGCGGCCGCCATGATTTTGGCGGTCTCAGCGTCATACTTTCCGGGAGGGGGATTTTTGCCAGTTCCACCGGCATAGGGCGGCGGAGTGGTATCATCCTCAAACAGATAAGCGTTGTCTTTCTTCAGGTCCTCCAGAGCAGCCTTGATCTCCGCATCTTGATTGTTGGACTTCCGCAGCTTGTCAACATCCAGAAGCGCCGCAATGGCTTTCGCGTTGCGCCCTTTGGCAGCAGAAATGGCATCCTTGATCTTCCCATCAAAGGCCATGCCGTTCAGCTTCTCCTGCCATTCCTTATCCTTGTCGGAAAGCTGGGTGTTGAGGTTCTTGATCTTGTCCTGCAGGTCCTTTACATCCACACCCTCGAACGCCTTCAGACCGTCCTGAGCGGTCTTTAGCTGCTCCTTGATGGCATCATAGTCGGCAAAAGGCTTTTTTGTCGCCTCAATGTCACGACCATTCTCCGCCATGATGGTGTCGATCAGTTCCTTACTCAGCGTCTGATCGCCGATCTTCAGATTTTCCAAAAATTCACGCTTCACTATTTCTCCTCTCTCCGCTACGCTTTCATTACGCGGGTCGCCTCCGCTGCGGTTGGCCTTGATTACGCCCGGCCGAGGCAAATATGAGCACAGGCGCAGGCCTGTAATCAACAAAAAATGCTTGAATCCGGTTTGAAAATGTGGTATATAATAATTAACTGGAGCACATCGTTGTCTTCTCTGATCCCCTTAAATGGGGTGTGATGGCGGTAGGCTCCTTTTTTATGCCCTTTTCGCCACCCGAACTATGTGTCCGTCATTGATGATAACAATTTCATCCACAAATCGAGTGTTTTCTGACCAAAATATCTTGCTAATTTGCTGATCAATCATTTCTCTGTCAAGCTTGGTATCTGAGACATCAATTATAAAGTTTCTGGATTGTCGTTTTGCTTTTTTCACTCGCTGGAACATTGTATTTGGCCCAGCTTTCTCCCCGAGTGTTTTCAGGTCATATCCTCGCCCATGGAACAAATAGTCCGGCGTAGATACGCCTTGTGGATTATTCACACGCGGCACCAAATAGATCTCTCCGCCGACTTCTCGCTCGAGAAGCTCGGCGATTTCTTTCTCATGCGGATCGTGATCCAAGACCACATTATGGCCGTCGACCTTGTAAGTCTCACCGCCGGGCGTGTATTCCTGCAGTTCCAACACCGGATGGCTATTAGGTTTGGCATTCGGATACCATTTCCCGGTGATGTCGGTGAAAGTAACAGCCTTTGCCGCCGGAGCAGCCCTATGCGTTACAATCTTGGTCGACTGCATCTGTTTCGGCCCGAAGCCGGATACCTCCAGTCGCTCCGTCTCTGTGCGAAGGCCGACACTCTTGGAAAACCGCTCGCATTCCTGCTGGAGAACCGCCAAGCGGCTTTTATGCGGTTCTATGTCCTCCGGTCCTGCCAGAAGCACACGTCTTCTCTGCGCTCGTATAGCACGCTCCAAGCGGCGCTGCATCTGCGTAGCTTCATAGCCGGTATAATGCTTGCCGTCAAAGGTGACGCCGGCCTCATTGTCCTGCCGGAACTTTTCCAGTTCTTCGGCGCTGTACTGCGGACTGTTCACGCCGAGAATGATAGGGCTTGCTACATGGCCACAGTTCAGCGTACCGATCCGGCGCACAAGACCGTTGTTAAGGGTATCATAGGCTTTATCGCTGTATTGCCGGCCCTGGATCGGCTCATGATCCGGCGCGCTGTTGGCGTGCGCGGAAATCTCCCATCCATTGCAGCCGAGGTCATCATGGTTCTGTCGGCTGATCTGCTCCGTCATCAGACCAAGGCCGCCCATAATATTCCGTCGGACGGCCGCTTCCAGACTGGTATGGACGCCAGAAGCATAAGCGATGGAAACACCGTGCTTTGCGATCCCTGCACACGCCTGCCGGATCGCGGTATTGTAATCAGCTGCTCCAGTAAAGACCTGCTGAAAGGCGTAATCTGTGCAGGCACAATAAGCCTTTGGCAAAGTCTGATAACGGCCGTAAGGATCCACCATCAGGATTGCCTTGGTTTGTGTGATATTCTTCAGCTCATCGCCGGCCAACATAACAGCGGCAGACACAATTTGTTGAATCGCCTGATTCGTGTCAAACGGAACAAGATGGCCGGGATACCTGCTGAGTGTCGTATCGTACCCATAGCGGGCTGCGCTACGCAAAAGTTTTCGTGCTTCTCGTCGTGTCACTCCGAGGAGCTGCGACAGCTCCCGCTCAAGCTCCTTACGGCCTTTGCCGAGCCATTCGACCTGCCATGCTTCATAGGCCGCGGTGCTGGTGAGCTTTCCGGCTTCCTGTATGCGGCGGGCAATATCTTTCAGCAGATAGGTGTTGACGGGATCGATCAGACGCCCCGCGGCAAGGCGGAAACCCTCGATCTGCTCCGGCGTCAGCATTACTCATCCCCCGTGCCAAGAGCGCTGATCTCAGGCATATATTTTTCTCTGATCTTTGCCAGATCCGCTTCGGTTTCGGTCGGCATATCGAAATACCAGCCGACAGCGATCTCCGGCTTCAGAAGGCCACGAGCCACCATGTCCTTGTAGTCCGCCCAGGTCTGGTCCTCGTCATACAGAATACCGTTGCCCCAACTGATAGCCACATCCTTGGCAGGATCGACCACGGGGCCGGAGTAAACCTTGTATGTACGTCCGAGGATATCGCTCACGCGCACACCTTCCCTGACGGCACTTTCCCACATATTCTGAAAGTCGATGATGGTCAGGTTGTAGTCTCCGGCAGAGCTTGTGATCTCGGTAGCAGTCTTTTCCGCCGCCTCCACCTCAGAGAGCAGGCCGCGTTTCAAGCCGATCAAGCTTTCTACATTTCGCAGATATTCCGTCTTGCGGGCCAAGAAGGACTGATCCCGCAGAGTCGGCGCGAAAATCGTCATGCCCACAGCTTCGGGGTCATCCTCCAAGCCAACAAAGAGATCATCCGTCAGCTGTTTCTTGCCATTCTCGCCGGTTTTCAGAAGGTCCGCCGACGCTACGATGCGACTCCGGCCATTCTCAAACTCGCGGTTCATCTGTGCTTCATTTCGGTTGATATTGTGAATCAGTCCCGCCGCCGGCGCGTAAATGCTGACTGGATCAGGACTGCCATCCACGGTGTTTTCCTGCGGCGTCCTCACAGGAACCAGGCCGATGGACCCCACACCAGGAAGGAACAGCTCCGGTACCAGATTGGAATACTTTTCCAATGCGTTGAGACTCGTTTCATATCCGAGAACCTGTTCCGTTTCAGAACGATATAGCTTGCTCTCAATCGTCAGGTTGCCACTTGCATCTACCCTGCGCCGTTCCAGTAGTGTGTAGTAGTTGCGGCCTTCCACGGTACGCTCGGCCATGCCGATATCGGTAATCACGTCTCGTTCGTCACGTCCCAATGGAATATAGCTGCCACGGGAAACAACAGTGAAAGACAATCCTGTCAGGCCGAAAACCGGCTTCAGGTAGCATTGACCGCCGATGAGAGCCTGCTGCATAGCCTTTACCCTTACAGCATCCAACTCCCGCAGAATTGTCTCGATATAGTCAGCGTTTTGTTTTGCCGGCACCGCCTTGTACTCAGAGAAGGTTGTCTTGGTGAGTTTGGATACGACTGCCACGGGAATGCGTTGGCATGGATCCTCTTCCTTTGTGGCGTCCGTCTGGTAGTACAACAGCGCCCAGTCCTTGATAGCCGCCTGCATGGCATCGGTAGTGATGTCCTTCACGCCGAAAGCCTGCTCAAAGTTATAGACTTTTCCCTGTTCAAACAGGGCTGAGAAAATGCTCACGGTTTAGACACCTCCCGACAGTTGATCACGATGCGGGGTTGGCGACGCTGGGCCGCATGTACCCCATCGATATAAGCCTGCAGGCGCTCGATCTCCCGGGCCTGCGCCTTGCATTTTTCAGATAACAACTCATTAGCACGCATCAGGTCGTCCCTGCACCAAGCCGGAAGGAATCGCTCGTATAGCCATCTTTTCAATTTGCTCATCGGCCCCTCCGCTTCCAGATCTTGTTTGTGCCATATCTTACAGCGTCGATATGGTGGTTCGCCGCGTCAGGGTAACCCTGAAGCACCTCACCGGTCTTTTCATCGCGCTCGTATTCGTATTCAGTAAATTCCCTCGTGGTATCAGGACAACGCTCAGGATCGATCACGATAGCAGTCAGCGACTGCAGCCACTTCATGGAGTAATTGACGCTTCCGGGGCCTTTCTCAGAGGCCCGGCAGTTCAGTCCATAGCTCTTGTAGTCGCTGACGGATTTCTCCTCAGCGCTGTCTGCGATCAGCAGCTCGCCGGCCGGTACCCTGGCTTTGACCAAGGCCGCCGTGTCATGGTTGCTGGTACGGTTGCGCGTCAGCTCATCAAACAGGTACAACGTCCGTCTGGCAGAGTCATAGTGCATCCGGTTCCACGCCCAAGGGTCAGGATACCACCCCCAGTCCACTCCGTTTGTAATGCGGTCAAATTCCTTCGTCTCAGCATCCGTGATGGCACGAATCTTCAGGTTCTCAAATACCTGCGTTCCGGAGCCGACTACCTCGCCCAGATACTCATGTCGGTACCCGGTAGGATTGGTGTTCTTCAGGTGCTCGGCATCGGCAATGAAACGCGGGCCGAGCCATTCCGGCGGCGTGGTCAGGTAGGTGCTGTGATGGACCAGCTGGCCGGGCTTTTTTTCCAGCACATAGCGGTTGGCCCAGTTGCGAGCCATAGCCGGCGGATTGAAGCTCTTAAACGTAAAGCTAAAAGGGCCGCCACGCAAGGTGGACTGCTCCACATTGCGGATCTGCTCCGGCCCATCAAACTGATCCAGTTCTTCGAACCAGTCAATGCCGATATATCCAAACGGCACTTTGATGGATTTCACCTTGCCGGGATCATCCATGCCGAAGAACATGATCTTCTGTCCGGTGGGAATGTAGACACATTCCATGGGGCTCACCGTACAGCGAAACTTCCGCGTTAGGCCCAGCTGGGCGATCGCCCACACGATCTGTGTATAGACCGTAGTACGCAGCGTATTGCCATATTTGCGAAAGACACAGGCGTGAATCAGCGGATTTTTCAGAATCAGTAGGATAATCTCAAGCGAAATAAAGGAAGACTTACAGCTTCCGCGTCCGCCTTTCTCGACCAGTTCGTTGACCGCCCCCGCCTTTATCGCACGGTGGGATCCTACAAACGCTGGCGAGATCGTCTCCGAGAGCTTACAGGTCGTCAATGATCTGTACACCTCCATCGTCTTCACCGGCACTATCGCCCAGCAGCTCAATAATGACTTTCGCTGCTCGGGCGTCACCGGCAGTAGCAGCCTCGGTCAGCCCGATGATCATGGCCATCTGGTTGTCTACATCTTCCGGATCGACATATCTTCGTGCAATCTTATTCCACCTTCGCTTGTCTGAAACGGGCAGCGAAAGGTACAGATCAGCGGCCTCTTTCAGGCTTTTCTTGCGTCTCCGTGCCGCGCCGGACGCGATACCGCCCGCAGACTGAATAGCTCTCTGCTCACTCTCTGTTCGCCGGTTGAATGGGATAAGATTCTTTTCATTCGGCACGTCACCACCCCTCAAGTCAAAAAATAGGAGACGGAAAGCCTCAGTCATCCGCCCCCGCACAGCGAGCCCCCCCACCGCCGTTACCAGACCAAAGGGGTCTACGGTGGCGGCGGCAGGGTTGCTGGTAGTCCAGGTGATGGGTACTGCGTCACCGTTCTCCACGGCTACGGAAGCTCTCAGGGCCGCCGTGCCGCCGATGTTCTCCAGATACAGCCGCTCCTTATTCAGGGTCACCCGGCCCACGTTGGACACCACCGTTACATCGCACCGCAGGGTGGTGGTGTAGGTGTTGGCCACGATGGTGGTCTTGCCCGGCTTCTGGGCCGTTACGAGGCCGTTGCGGTCCACCGTCGCCACAGCGGGGTTGGTGCTATACCACTGGTACACCCAGTCGTCGGGGGCGGCGCTGGACAGATAGAGCTGATAGACCGGGTTCCGGTCATTGTACTCGATCTCCATATCCAGCCAGCTCTGGTTCAGGCGGCTCTCTGCCGCCGCGGTATTTTCTTCGTCCAGTATTGCCGTGGGTGCCGCCGCAGCTGCACTCAGAGGGCCGGCCGCAGCGCCGAAGAGCAGTGTCACTGCCAGAGCGGCAGCAAGATGGGCTAAATGCTTTTTCAT